CCTAACTGTAGCCTTACCTGCTTTAGATGCTGCCCTTTTACAGGGGCTGTCATCTGGCAAGTTTACCTGCCCGAGGCACTTTAAGAAGGTGCCAAAGGGAACAATCCCGAGATTTCTCTCTGGTATGTTCTGTAAGGTTTTCGATCCGCTCACCGGCTTACTTGTAGAGACTCCTGATCCAGGAGTAATTAAGGACCTTAGAACCGTCCTTATGCTCTATAAGAAAACTCAACTATCGCCTGAAAATGAAGATCTTCTTCATGCGAAAGCGGTGAACGAGTTTTACCAGTGCGATGACGTGGCTGATCAGGTTTCTTTGCCTGATAGGCATGATCATCTCATTGGTCGTGTCTGTAAATTGTTACTTAACACTCTCAACGTAAAGGATGTTGAAAATGCAAGATACAAACACGGGCCGGGTGCCGTCAAAGAAGGCTATTCCTCGAACCAGAAATGGAAAGAGGTCTATAGGGCTATCAAACGTGATGACCCTATTCTCGGAAGATCCGGATTATGGGGTATTGGAGAGAAATCTCCAACCCAATCATCCGGTCCGGCGTGCCATGAAACAAGTTCTTTCACGAGGTTACTTCAGCCCTATGGAGTTCGCACTAGTGCGTACTCACATGGGCTACGAGTTTACCAAGGACATAGAATTTGTTCTCAAGACCCTTCGGAGTTCTTCTTAGAAGCTTTCCCAGACGGATCCTCTAGAAGCAGTGCTAAACTTATATCTGTCCCGAAGTCTTCGACTGCGAGACGGACTATTACGATTGAGCCTATGCTGAGACAGTTTGTCCAGCAAGGGCTCAATACTCTTCTCCGAGATAGCATCAAGGAGTGTAGGGTTTTACGTAATTGTATAGCACTTACCGACCAAACTAAGAATCAAATCTTAGCCTTGGAAGGCTCCCGTTACGACAACTGGGCAACCATCGATCTAAAGTCTGCCTCAGACCTACTTAGCATTTCGCTAGTTAAGTCTGTGTTTAGACATAGTCCCGATTTCTTCGGGCATATGATGGATTGCCGATCGCCCTATGTCCAGACTGAGGGTAAACCCCTCCTGAGACTAGGGAAATTTGCCGGAATGGGTAACGCTCTAACTTTTCCTGTACAGTCCGTCTGCTATGCGGTCGTTTGCATAGCAGCTATCTTGGATAGTGAGGGTACTTCCCCCACTTACAGGAAAGTTGAGCGCGCTTCTAGGCGTATTCGAGTGTTCGGTGACGACGTCATCGTACAATCAAAATACGCTCATCAGTGTGTGTCCTGGCTTGAACACGTTGGTTTAAAAGTCAACGTGAATGAGAGCTTCCTTGCTGGAAACTTCAAGGAAAGCTGCGGTGTTGATGCGTACAAGGGAGTCGATGTGACTCCATTGTATTGTCGTCACCGGCCAGAACTAACCAATGCTAGTCCGAACGTTATTGCCAGCTTTATAAGTCTCTCAAACCACATGTGGTTACAGGGACTTTACACTGCTAGCACCTGGCTCAAGAATGAAGTGGAACGCTCTTTAGGAAGAGAGCTGCCACTTGTATCTCGAGATTCGGGTTCGTTCGGGTGGCATAGTCGTCTTGACGCTATGACGCCACATAAGTGGTGCCGTAGTACGCATAGGTTCTTAACGAGAACACTTGCGCTTACTCCCATCAAAAGGGATGATAAGTTAGACGGTTATGCCGCTTTGTTCAAGTGTTTGTCTACTGCTCGAGATTCGATCGACCTGACAAGGTCTTTCGATCACAAAGATCAGTATGACAAATACTCTCGTAGTCTATTTCCAGAGCCTAAGGCAATGGATTTGGATCACTTGAACAAAACCTCCATACGGTTTAAATTCCGTATGAAGCAGAGGTGGGTGCCGACCCAAGCTTGGGACGGTATAAATCTTTAGGCTCATCGCCTAAAGTCAGAGATGGCATCAATATAGGTACTATCTTGT